AAAGAATGTAGATTCTACACATAGACTAGAGAAAAATATTTTTGACGTAGCAGAACTAGATGGTCTGGTAGAAGAATTTTATAAACATGCAAATTTATATCTAGATGCTCTAGGTTATAAGAAAAGAGAATCATTGCACATTCAAAACTGTTGGGCAAACATTAGTTATCCTGGCGACTATCTTTTTCCACATAACCATGGTGGATCTGTGATAGCAGGAGTTTACTATGTGAAATGTGGTATTCATGAAAAGATCAAATTTTTTAATGCTCCTACAATGCTTCCTGATCCAGATGAGTGGAATGAAAGAAACCATCAACATTGTGAATACTCATGTTTACCTGGCTCGCTTTTATTGTTTACAAGTGATATAATGCACGGTACAGAGAAGCAAGACTGCGAAGAAAAGATTGCTATTTCATTTAACATGTCATTATGAATGAGTTTAGTGTTCCACAACAATCACCTAACTTTATTGCTGGATGGTATATAAGTGAGGATGTATGTGATGGTTTGATTTCTTTCTTTGAGGAATCAGATAAGAAAAAACCTGGCGCTATTGGTCAAGGTGTGAATGAAGATTTTAAAATATCAACTGACGTTACTGTTATTCCTAGAAATCCTGACAAGAGAATACAAGATTATCTTAAAGAGTTGAATAATGTATGTGATCAATATATTCTTAAATATCCATGGTGTTCTACCAATCAAGATATTTGGGGATTGAATACTAATTTCAATATCCAGAAATATAATCCTAGCGAAGCTTTCTTTGGATGGCACACAGAAAAATCTACTATGTCTGATCTAGTTGCAACTAGACATCTTGTGTTCATGACATACCTAAACACAGTAACTGATGGTGGAGAAACCGAGTGGTTTCATCAACAGATAAAAATACAACCAAGGAAAGGATTGACAGTAATGTGGCCAGTAGACTGGACTCATGTTCATCGTGGTGTGCCTTCCAAGACCGAAACTAAATATATTACAACTGGATGGTATACTTATAAGATACCCAACTTTGATTACACTCAATATAATGGAGCCTGATGAATCTTTATCATAATTATTGGTGGTTTAAAAATGCATTTACTCCAGAACAATGCGATCGTATTATTAAAATGGGTATGCAAGAGAATTTTGAGCTAGGTGATATTAATAGAAATAATAAAAGAACAGTAGAGGAAGAAGATAAAGAAGACTTATTTAAAACAAGGAACTCTCATGTATCATGGATAGACGAACCTTGGATCTATAATATTCTAAAAAAATATATTGATTCTGCTAATAAAAGTGCAGGATGGAATTATGATTGGGACTGGACAGAGATGTTGCAGTTTACAAAATATGATGTTGGTCAATTTTATGATTGGCATCCAGATCAACATCATTACGTTTATCCAGAGGATGATACTAATGTAAATATGAGAGGAAAGTATAGAAAACTTTCTACAACATTGCTACTAAATGACACAAGTGAGTTCAAAGGAGGTGAGCTTGAATTTCATTACAACATGAAAGAAACTAAGATTGCTGAAGAACTAACAACTAGAGGAACCTTAATTGTATTTCCTGCATTTGTATATCACAGAGTTCGTGAAGTTACAGAAGGAACTAGGTATTCTCTAGTTAGTTGGAGTATTGGAGCACCATTCAGATGATTCATATTTCACATACTGATCTTAGTGATGATTTTGTAGATAGGATAATTGATTTTTTTAAAGACAATATCCTAAAAACATACACATGGGATGAGACTAGAGTTCTTAGTATGGACAAAGGAGGGATTGGTAATTACAATCTACCAGAGACATATTATGAAATTCTCAACCTTGCTAAAGATGTTAAGAGTAAGGTAACTGACAAAGAGTTTTCTGTTCTACAGAATGTTGAAATTGTGAAGTATCCATGTGGTGCTTGTAAAGTATTTCATAAAGATAGAACAAGGAAAACCACAACAGGAGCCTCAATAACATATTTGAATGACAACTATATTGGTGGTCATACTGTTATTGAAGGTGTAGATGTTCAACCTCTTTCTGGAAGAACAGTATACTTTGATGGAATGGAATTTCGTCATGGTGTATCAAATGTAATTAAAAGAGATAGATACACTCTCTCTATGTGGTATGGATTAGATGCCACAATGCCACTAAACAAAGACTTTTTGGAAATTTAAAATGGAAATTATTGACAATTACTTATCACCTGATTTATTCAAAGTTGTTCAAGAGACTATCTTGTTATCTCAGAACACACCATGGTTTTTAAATACTGATGTCTCTGGTCATGGAGTAGAAAAACATCCGTATTTTACTCACCTTATGCATCATGAACATAGAGCAAACAGCAATCACTTTGATCAATGTATCGTTCCTATTCTATTCATGTTTGGAGCAAAAGCATTGTTGCGTGTTAAGGTGAATTTATATCCTAGAACAGAAACTCTATATCATTATCATGATCACTACGATTATGATTTTGAACACAAAGCAGCAATTCTTTATCTGAATACTAATGATGGATATACAATTATTGGTGATGAGAAAGTAGAATCTATTGAGAATCGTTTGCTAAGATTTGATGCTACTAAAATGCATCATAGTACAACATGCACAGATCAACAGTACAGAGCCAACATCAATTTTAATTATTTCTAATGGCAAGTCAACTGTTGAATATTAGGAACAGTTATAAGTTTCCTGAATATATTGATGTACAAAACATACCTGATACTAGAAGTATAGAGTATGGAATTAAAAAAGTATTGTGTGAAGAGTTTGGTATTGTAGGAGAGGTTGAGTGTATAGAAAAAATATCTGATAATAAGATATCATCCAATGGAAAATTTACATCTGTAGTTTGTTTAGACACTGGAGATTTACATCTGTATGCTCTAGATGTAGAAAACAAAGAAGTGGGTTTTGAATTAATTCCAAAGGTGATGTATTTTTCAGATGCTATTGTATACAGATGGAAAAACATACAGGAGATTGATAATGTCAAATTTGACTTTTACTAAAGTTGCTGATTTACCTGTTGCTCACATTCAAAATTTTTACTCTCAAGATGAGTTAGAAAAGATAATGAATGAACTAGAATATCTGTATAGCATTGACAGATATAAAGGTGCAGAAGAAGATGGAGGACCAGGTACTGCATATGAAGATGGTGTAGCACTTAAGGTAGGAAAAGGTCTCCATCTAAATGTTGTGTATGATGATGTTAAACAATCTGATATACTCAGTATTAATAGAAAATTATTTAATAAAAATTTGATGGATGATTTAATGAGTAAACATCCATTCTTTCGCTATCTGTGGAGATCAAATAGAGACGAAACTAAAATCCATTATTTTGAAAATGGAGATCACTATAGACCACACACAGATGATTGTGTAATCACGGCTATTACTTGGTTTTATAAAGAACCAAAGATGTTTACTGGTGGTGATTTGATTATTGAAAAAGCAATCAAATTACCATGTCTAAATAATTCTACGGTAATATTTCCTTCAATTCTATATCATGAAGTGACACCTGTTATCATGGAAAATCTTTCTGGATTTGGAAGATATTCTATGAGTCAATTTTTGTATATGTAATTATGAATCAAGTAATTTTATTTGAAAGCGAAGAACCGAAAACTATTTTTGCTCCAACATACAGATGGCATATGTATGAAGGAGATGTAAATGTAAGGGATATTAGAGATACTATTCTTTGTAAAGAGGAAGAGATCATTAGTTCTCATGAATATGAGAGTGATTGGAATACAGGTCTAGGTAAAGATAGTATGACATCTAGATCAAGTAGCTATAACTTATTGGATTGGGAAGAAGCAGATCATATTAAAGATATTATTAGAAACTCACATGATAATCTAATCACGACATTAGATCCAAACATGTGGGAGGACAAGATATATGTGCAATGTTGGGCAAATGTTCTAAGGAAAGGACAGAAAATTAAACAACATCAACACTGGAATAGTAAGTACACATATCTCGGTGGACACATTTGTCTAGATGATTACGACACTCATACCTACTATGTAAATCCATATTCTAGAAAAACATTTGATACGAAAAATAAGAAAGGAAAGGTGTATCTATTTCCTAATTGGTTAGAGCATTACACTGACACCTATGAAGGTGATGATGTTCGTGTTACAATTGCATTTGATATCATTACACAAACTGTGTATGATGAAGATATTTTTGACAACATGAAAGATCATTGGGTACAGTTATGAATACTGAACAGATCGTAGAGGCTATCAATTGGGTAACTAGGGACACTCCCATCATGTTTGATGTTACTGTCACTACACCACCCAAAGATCTTATTCGTCAGAGAGCACAAGACAATTTTAATAGAGGAAAACCAAACTCTTTAGATAAAGATTACTATCTTTCTGATGAGTGTAAGTCTGTAATTGTATGGAATGTCTTTAGTGATGTTGCATACGATTACTATTATAAAAACAACTTTTTACCTCAGATTATTACATACTTGAATACAAGATATGAATATAACTTTGGTTATGATGGTTATAATCTTAATCGTAAACAGTTTGCTATTAGATCTGGAGCAGCAACTCTAGCAAAACCATCTCTAGCATTTCATAAAAAATTTGGGATGAATTATAAAATTGATCTTATCTTTACTAATGCAGAGTTTGATGATACAGTTGTTGTAGAAGGACAACCACACTATGAAAATTGTGAGGGATGTGATGCTCCATGCGAGAGCAAATGTCCAATGGGTTGTAAGATGGATTTTGATTTAGTTGATTGGGAAAAGTGTGCAAACTTTGTAGACGTTCCTGAAGCATTTAAAAATCTTGATACCATCTGTAGGATATGTCAAGAGGAATGTCCATACTCTGAAGATCTTAGAAAAGAGATTCTAGCCATGGATATAAATTATGGAGGTAGAAAAAATGGGTGAGTGGCGTTCGTGGAAATCTAATCCACCAAACAATAAATTTGCTCCACAATTTTCTGTCAACATGTGGTTTGATCTTATTGGTCTGCAGTTAATTGATGATCTTTTAGAGGTTGTAAAAAGTAACGAAGACCTATATCAAAATCATCAATGGGAACACTACAATGTTTTCCAATGGAATGATAGATGTATTCGTGATCTTAAAGACATCATCAAAGCTTCTTATCATGATTTTTGTAATAAGATTGGATATTGTACTCAAGAAATTTGGATAAGAGGTTGGGTATACCCACAAAAACAAGGAATGGCATTAAAAAGACATACACATGCTATGCATGAGAATGCATATATTAGTGGTAATATTTGTCTCACTGAAAATAATACCACTACAGACTATGACATCCCATATCTAGGATGGGTTACAACAGAAAATAAAAAAGGAATGATGACATTGTTTCCATCATGTCTTCCACATGCTGTAGATGAACTTAAAGAAGAGGAAAGATATTCTCTAGCTTTTGATTTGATCACAGAACAAGGTATGGATTTTTTCTGGAATAACAATACAAAAGATTCTGATCCATTATTACTAGCAGTAGAACTATGAAACTAAATGAATTTTTTTGGCATAATGGATATTGTGTCATTCGTAATTTTATCTCTGAACCAGAGTATTTAAGTATTCTTCCAGAAGACCTTTATACAGAGAGACATATTGAATATCTTTATGATGGAACTTTAGAGGGAGATTATAAAGAGGAGGCACAGGTAAAAGGATCTTACTCTAGAACTTGTTTTCCTCCACTAAAAGAATTTCATATGCAGATGAGGAATCAAATTCAGAAATTTATTCTTCCACCTCATCAATTACATCCAACTTTTTATTTTGATAGGATTTATTATGCTGGCACTGAATTAGAATCACATATAGATTGGGAACCATGTGAGATTAGTGTTACATTACAATTAAGAACTACTCTTTCTAAACCATGGAAGTTGTTTATAGAAAGGAAAAGCGGTGGTGTCTCTGAGATTGAACTGCAAAATGGGGATGCTGTCATCTACCTAGGAAACAAAGTAAGACATTGGAGAGAACCGATGCCAGGCGGACCTAAGGATTATCATCATCAATTGTTTTTACACTATGTTGTGTATCAAGGAGAGGCATTTAAAGAGCTTCAGGATTGTGGGTATCTACAAGGAGTATAAATATTCATACATCGTTACCACTTGATTACAATGGATCCTGCACAACTAAAGAAAAATTTTGAGGAGCAAATCGCTACCACTGAAAAGCAAATTACAGAATTAGAAGCTAATCTACTTAAAGCAAAAGAATATAAACTAAAACTAGTAGGAGGACTAGAAACACTAGGTCTTCTAGAAGGCAAAGATGAAGCACCAGCACCAGAAACTCCTGCTGAATAAATACCAGATCCCTTCTTCCTAAATAGGTAAGAAGGGATTTTTGTGTGTAATGGCATCTCCAAGTACAAGAGCTGAACTCATCACATATTGTAAGAGGCAACTTGGTGAACCAGTGTTGCAAGTTAACATTGATGACGAACAGGTCAATAACGTAATAGACGACACGTTTCAGTTCTTCCAAGAGAACTGTTACAATGGTATGGAGCGTGCATACTTATATCACGAAATCAGTGCTGCTGATAAAACTCGTTTCGCTGCAACTGTTACTAAATCAGTTGTTGATGGTGGAACTACTAACTGGTTGGAAGCCACGAATTACATTCCGATTCCTGATCATGTAGTTGGTATCACTAGAGTTTTTGGTCTTGTCAGTAACTCAATCCGTTCCAATCTCTTTGGTGTTGAGTATCAATTGTTCTTGAATGATCTATATGCATTCGGATCACTAGATATCCTTAACTATTATATGAACAAGCAGTATCTAGAAACTCTAGATATGGTTCTAAACAATGGATCTTTCCAGCAGTTTAGATTTAACGCACGCCGTGATCGTTTGTATCTTGATATAGACAAAGACTTTTTACAAGAAGGAACTAATGTTCTTATTGAATGTCATCGTCTTGTAGATCCTACGGAAGCTACACAGATGAACAATGATATTTTTGTAAAGAGATATGCCACAGCTCTCATGAAGAGACAGTGGGGTATGAATCTAATCAAATATAACAACGTTCAGTTACCTGGCGGTGTTACCCTTAACGGTAGAGAAATCTACACAGACGCACTTGCAGAAATTGAGACACTTGAGTCTGAAATTCTTAGCAAGTACGCAATTCCACCAATGGATATGATCGGATAAAATGCCTACCAGTCCCTATTTTCCAACTTACTACGCAGGTCACAGTGGCGAACAAGGTCTCGTTCAGGATCTTGTGGATGAGCAAATCAAACTGTTTGGTTCAGACGTATACTATATCCCTAGAATAGTCCTGCAGGATAGCACTTTAGATGAAGTTAGATACTCTAAGTATCAAGAACAATTTCAGATAGAGATGTTACTGCAGAATGTCATGGGTTTTGGTGACAACGCTGAGTTCATCTCCAAGTTCGGTTTAAGAATTACAGACGAAATTATATTCCGTGTGTCTACAAGACGCTGGGATGAAGAAGTAGCAGAGCATAGCCCCAACCTTACTGTCACCAGTAGACCTAATGAAGGAGACTTATTATATTTCCCGTTAACACAAGACATATACGAAATTAAATTTGTAGGAAAAGAAGAACCATTCTTCCAGTTTGGTAAGATCCAGTTCTATGCTATCAC